CTCGCCCCAGCGGCGGATGCTCCGCAGGTTGTCGTAGGGGCCCGTGTCGGTCTTGCTGGTGCCGGCCAGGGCGGACACCGACACGCGGTTCAGCACGCGCTCGGTGTCGTAGCTGATGACCAGGTCGGCGTTGTAGAGGTCCTCGGTGAACGTGAAGCCGGGGTTGCCCGGCACGTCGTCGAGCGTGTGCACCTGGAGCACGCCGCGGCGGTCGATCCACGCCAGCGCGCGCTCGGTGTCGCGGGTGCGGAGGATGGACGTCAGGAGCGTCGCGTTCTGCTCGGAGGCCGGGAAGACCGGGACGTTGACGTGGCCCCCATTGGCGGTGGTCACGCGCCACGGGACGGCGCGGTCCTCGAGCAACGCGGGGATCTGCCGGACCAGGGCCACGTGCCGGGGCTCGATCGCCTGGGCGAGCACGGTGACGGCGTCGACCGCCTCGAGGGTCACACGGGCGCGCTGGGAGGGCGGCGCCAGGAGGTCGTACGTCGAGCCGACCCGGAGGGTCTGGCCGGTGAACAGCGGCGTCCACGCCCCCGCGACGAGGGCCTGCACCTGGACGCGACGGCCGGGCTGCAGCACGGCGGACTGTGTCGGGTCGAGGTCGTCGTTGACGAGGCTGACGTTCAGCGTGCTGACGTCCATGGCGCCGCGGGTGATCCGGACCGCCGTGGAGTCGGCGAGCACGTCAACCCAGAGGATCGGCTCGACGTAGTCCAGCACCGTCAGGCCGGCGTCGCTGGGGGTGTCGACGACCGTCACCTGGGCGAAGTCGCGGAACGCGCCGGCGGCGGGGTTGGCGGCCGCGGTGTCGCCGTAGAAGTCGAACCGGAGCCGGGCGTACTCCGCGTTGGCCGGGACCAGCTGCGGGGTGAAGGTGAACGTCGTGGGCGCCGACACCGGGTGCGGCGCGAAGTATCCCGACTGCACGCTCGAGCCGATGAGCGTCCGCGCGGCGTTGTACCAGGAGAACCGGGCCCGGAAGTAGGTGTTCCCGCCGTAGCTCATCCACCGCGCGGTGGCGTACTGCCCGGGCGTGACGGGCATGAGCTCGGTGGCGAAGTGGGTGGCCTGGGAGACGCCGGCGAGGAACCGGAGCCGCATCGGGCCCCCGTCCTCCATGGGGTAGACCGCGGTGTTGTTCAGCGGCGAGACCCAGAACCAGGCGGAGCCCAGCTGGCCACTGGGGTTCTCGCAGAGGTTCACCAGCTCGCCGGGCTCGGGCAGCCGCTCGACCATGCACCGCAGGACGTCGGCCGTCTCGAACAGCTGCCGGGTGATCACGGCACGACCACCCGACCGCCGGCCCCGTAGAACGCCTGCAGGGCGTTGGCGATCGCGCGGCCGGTGTCGACGGGGCTGCCGCCGACCGGGACGTTGACCGTGACGTAGACGTTCGTCGTGCCCAACGCGTCGTACCGGTCGAGCGGGATGATGGCCTCCCGGCCGCCGGGGTTGTCGCCGACCATCGCGAGGGTGGGGCCGGTGGTGATGCCGCCTCGTGCGAGCGCCGGAATGTAGGGGGTCCCGATGGTGATCGCCGGGGAGATCTGGACGCCCGCGACCTTGATGGCCGGGATGGTGAACTCGAGGTCGTTCCACCAGCCGATGACGGCGTTGACGGCGCTGCGGAAGGCGTTCTTGATGCCGTTCCACATGCCCGACGTCGCGGTGGAGATCCGGCCGGGGAGGCCGGTGACGAAGCCGACGAGCTCGTTGAACTTGGTCACGACCCAGTTCTTGGCGCCGCCGGCGGCGTCCTTGATCCGGTCGAAGTTCTTCGTCACGGCGTACACCGCGAGGCCGATCGGGCCGGTGATGATCGCGAGCAGCAGGGGCCAGTTCGTCTTGACCCAGCCGAAGGCGGCGGCGGCCTTGCCGCGGACGTAGTCGAACGCGGCGGCGCCCTTGTTGAAGAGGGAGACGAAGACGCCGGCGAACCAGGCGCCGACGTCCTTCATGACCCGCCAGAGCCGGTCGACGATCGCGCGGAACGTCTCGCTCTTCTGGTAGGCGATCACCACGGCCGCCACGAGGGCCGTGATGGCGATGACGGTCAGCATGATGGGGTTCAGGGCCATCACGGCGTTGAGGGCGCCCTGGGCGACGGCCCAGACCTTCGAGGCGGCCGCGGCCGCCTTGGTGGCCACGGTGTTCGCAATGGTCGCGACCCGGGCCTTGGTGGTCCGGACGATGTTCGACTCCATCACCACGTTGACCAGGTCGCCAGCGTCGGCGAAGCCCTGGAACGCGGTGCCGGCCACCATCATGCTGTTGCCGAGCGCTGGGAACCCGAGGGACGTCGCGGCGAGGTCACCTAGGCCGCCGAGGGCGCCGGCCGCCTGGGAGCCGCGGGAGGCGACGCCGTCGGCGGACTCTGCGACCCCGTCCATGGCGCCCTCGATGCGCGACCCGGCCTGCTGCGCGGTGCGCGCGGTGTCCTGCAGGTTGTCGGTCGCGGAGTTGAGGCCGCGGTTCAGCGCGGACGCGTCGCCGAGGAGCGAGATGGTGATCGACTGGCCGGCCACTGTGGGCTCCTATCGCTGTCGGGCTCGTGCTTCTTCGAGGAGGTCGATGAACGCCTGGCGCTCGCCGCGGGAGAGCCGCAGGTACTCACTGGCGGGCTGCTGCGTCGACAGACACCAGGCGGCTTGCTCGCGGGCTACTCGCCGTTTCCCTCGGCCCTCGCGGCGGCGTCGAGCTGCTCGCCCTCGTCCTCGAACCGGTCGCTGACCTCGCGCATGGTGAGCGAGAGCGCCGCCTCCTTGGCGGCCAGGTCCTTCATCCCCTCCCGCCGCTTCTCGACGAAGATCAGCGCCCGCAGGAGCGTCATGGGGCGCGACTTGAGGTCGGAGACGTCGTGGCCACCGAAGTGCTTACAGATGGCGATCTCGTCGAACCCGTTGAGGGACTCGAAGAGCTCGTCGACGAGCGCGTTGTGCTGGCCGTCGGTGGCCGGGAGCTGGGTCACAAGTTGTTCCTCTCGATGACGTCGCGGAGGCCTGCCTCGAGGCGCTCGGCGAGCTGGGGTCCGATGACGCGGTCGGGCTCCTGCATGAAGCCGCGGCCGCGGATGTTGCGCTTGGGCCACCCGTAGTTGAGGGGGGCGAGGTAGGGCACGCGCTTCGAGCCGCCGCGGATCACGGCCTTGTTCTTGGCGCGGTTGCCCCGGATGGACGCTCGGAGGCGCCCGGACCGGGACGGCGCGGCCGCGGATGCGATCTGCGCGCCGTCCTCGGCGATGGGCCCGAACACGTCCTTGAGGTCGTCGACCTCGACGCCGAGCTGCTCGAGCTGCCGCACCGTGGAGCGGAGCCCCTCGACGTAGCGCCCGTCGTTGGCCATGGGTCAGGCCGTGACCTTGACGGGGCGACCGGTGAGCTTCCAGACGACGTCGACCGTGGCGACGGCGGTGCGGGACTCGTTGGCCTCGCCGCCGAGGAAGTCGCCGTCGGGCTCGGCGACCTCCGCAGTGAACGTGTAGTGCGGGGCGCTGGGCGTCGGGGTGCCGTTGCCGTACGGCGCGTAGATGCCCTCGACCTCGGTGCCGGCGCCGGTCCAGACGAGGTCCCAGAGCGTGTCGGTCGCGTGGTCCTGCGCGATGGTCATCTCGAGCGTGTAGTCGCGGGCGCCGGCACCGCGGGCGGCGGCGAAGGTGAGGAAGTCGTTCGGCGCGGCGGCCGAGCGGATGACGCTCTTCGACACCTCGTCGGAGCGGTCGACGCCGTCGACCTCGAGGGCGATGAGGCGGGGGGTGACTCGGGTCATGGTGGGTCCTTCCCGGTGTGGGCGTGGATGGTCAGGGGGCGGGCGCCGGCGGGCTCTCGGGGATGGGCCCACCCGGCTCGGGCGGGGCATGCCGGCCCAGTCGTGCGGCGCGCTGGGCGAGCGTCTCGGGGCCTCGCTTCGGCTGCTCCACCGAGAGCTCGCGGGTGCCCTCGATGCACACGGCCGGGACCGCTGCCGCGTCGTGGGTGAGCTCGACGGCGCGGATCGAGGTGACCGTCATGACGCTCCTGGCCGCCTCGTACAGCTGCGAGAGGTTGAAGTCCAGCCACCGCTCGGCCGAAGCGACGTCGTTCGGCATCACGATGAAGACCTGCCAGAAGGCGCGGCCCGCCAGCCCGTTGGGGAACTCGATGCGGTCGAGCCGGACGCACCCCTCGCCGACGCGAGAGATGGGCTGGTAGTGCGCGCTGACGGCGGTGGTGCTCCAGCCGGGACCGGTCTCCTTGGCCGTGCAGAGGTTCGTGAGGGCGCTCGCGATCGCGACCCGGTCGTCCGAGCCGGGACCGGACAGGCGCTTGAGCAGCATGTTCACCCGACGGCCCTCCGTCGCCATGGCGCCTCGAGACGGCGAATCTCGGGGTCGGAGAAGCCGACGCGGACCGCGCTGGGTCCGGCGTCGGTGATGGTGTTCTGGACGCCGAGGGGCATGTTCTTGAGGGCCATGGCGCGGGCGCCGCGGCGGAGGAGGGCCTGCAGGAGCGGGCGCGGGTACGCCGCCGGGACGCGGCAGACGGTGGCCTGGTGGTCGAACTCCGAGTGCAGCGTGCCGTGGTGCTCGTCCTCGTACACCGCGGTCTGCGTGGTGTAGAGGTGCTCCTCGAAGGCCTTCTCGATCTCGGCCGCCGTCTCCGTGGGGAGGTCGTCCCAGCCCCGGAGGTAGTCCGTGGTCGCCATCGCCCGCTCCTGTTCACCAGCGGCCGTCGGCGGGGCGGACGTTGCCGCGCTCGTCGTACGCCCGCCCCTCCTCGGCCGTCTTGCCGCGGCGGCGCCGGCGGCGCGCGGGGCGCTCCGGCTCCTGCTCGGGCTGGGTCTGCTGCTCGCCCTGGGGCTGCTCGTCGGTCATCAGGCGTCCGCCGTGGTGTAGTCGATCGGGCGGACGTCGGAGTCGCGGAGCACGGCCTCGGCGCCGTAGCCCCAGACCGCGATGTCGACGCTCTTGACCTGGTACTCGAAGACGAACTTCTTCGGCGCGCTGGCCCACGCCCACACCGACGACGGCACGAACAGGTGCGACTTCGACGCGTTCGTCGCGCCGAGCGCCCACGCCGCGCGGCCGGTGAGGTTGCCGAGCTGGATGGCGTCGAAGCCGTCCGTCACCTGGCCCTGGGCGTTGGTCGCCCCGAGGATCGGGAGCAGCTTGCGGCCCGTCGAGTCCTGGGCGTTGGCGAGCGCCGGGAAGAGCTGGCCGTCGAGCACGAGCCGCGTGAAGCGGTTCCCGCCGCGGGTGAACTGCAGCCCGATGAGCATGTTCTGCAGCGCGTTGACGAGGGCCGCGTCGGTGGCGCCGGCGAGGTTCAGCTCGGCCGTGGGGACGGCGTTGAGCAGCGCGGCGATGCGCGTCTCGATGGCCTCGTAGTAGGCCGCCTCCATCTCCTGCCAGATGATGGCGTCGGCCTGCGGCGAGCCGCCGGCGTCGAGCACCTCGCGGTTCAGCTCGATCTTGCCGCTGATGGCCTTCGGGGTGACGGTCTGCGACGTCGCGGTGAAGGTGCCCGGGGTCGGCTCCGTGCCCTCGGTGTGCGTGCCGACGAGGCCCGACGCCGAGGAGAACTTGGGCACGGTGAACGGCGTGCGGTCCTCGATGCCGCCGGTGCTGACCGACTCCCACAGCGGGCGGCTGTAGGTGAGGTTCGGGACGTACAGCTCGGGCCGGTTCTTCGTCGGGTTGAGCGACCCGACGTTGCCGGTCGTGACGGCGAACGTCTCGTTCATGAACTCGTCGATGCGCTGGCGGGCCTCGCTGTCGCCGCCGTTCGCCGAGCGGAGGTCGTCGACGAAGCAGTGCTGGCCGGCGATGCCGTCGAAGCGGTAGAGCGGCTGCTCGTTCACCTCGAGGGGGCGGCCGGGCGACACGGGCTCGGGGCCGTTGCCCTGGGGGTTGGCCATCGCGGCGAAGGTGGCGGCGACGGCGGCGCCGAACGTCGCGGCGTCGGTGCCCTCGGGCAGCGTCAGGTCGATCGTGGGCTGGGGCATGGCGGGCTCCTCCTGGTGTGTCGCATCGGCGGCGACCTGGGTGACGCGTGCGCCGTCGTACGCGGGGCACGGGGTGATCGAGATCTCGCGGAGCGGGGCCTCGCTGGCGTAGTGGACGCCGTCCTCGCCGACGGTGGCCTTGATGCCCTCGCCGAGCCCGACGCTCAGGCCGTCCCAGACGCCGTCCTCGGCGAGCGCGAGCGCGCGATCGCCCTCGGCGCCGCGGGCGACCTTGAACGTGGCGAGGAGACCGGCGTCGGTGTCCTCGAGCGCGGTGGCCCGGCCGATGGCCTGGGTCCAGTCGTGCCCGGCCAGGAGCTTCACGCGGGAGACGTCGCCGAACTTGACCGAGCCCTTGGGGAACGACCAGTTCCGGCCACCGGATCGGGCGACGGTGTCGTACGGGAGCGCGAGGCCCTTGATGGTTCGGGTCTCGCGGTCGACGGCGAACGTCTCGGGCGCGACCGGGGCGTCGAAGGTGAGGGCGCCGGGCGCGGCGTCGAAGGTCGTCACGGCGTGCGTGTGGGCGTCCACGGGGGCCTCCTGGGGCGTCGGTGCTGCTGAGGGCTCCTGGGCGGGCACGGCGCTCCCGTCGACCGGGGGCCGGCCCTCCGCCTCGCGGACCTCCGCCGGGGTGAGCGCGCCGGTGCGCAGGCCAACCTCGTAGGCCTGGTAGCGGGCGAGGGCGTCGGAGCGGAGGAACTCGTCGAGGAGGTACGACGCGCGGTAGCCGCGCGGACTGACGTCGCCCATCGAGAGGCGGTCCTCGATGGCCTGGCGGTAGCCGCCGACGGTGAAGTCCAGCAGCCACTTCCGGCGGTCGAACATGTTGGCGTAGGTGCGCGACGTCGTGCTGACGCCGAGCTCCTCGGGGTCGACCCCGGACACGCGGGCGATCTCGAGCACCGCGTGCTGACGGGCCTCGGCGAGCTGGAGCTGCTCGGGCGAGAAGCCGCCGTCGTTGTACGTCAGCGAGGCGGGGACGTAGCCGACGGCCCGCTTGCGGCGGGCCTCCTGCCAGTCGTCCAGGAGGTCGATGATCTCCTGGTCGTCCACGGGGTCGGCGCCCTCGGTGGGTGTGAAGAAGCCAACGGGCGGCGTGCCGTCGGAGGCGTTCGCCGCGGCGCGGTCGAGCTGCAGCGCGGTGCGGATCGCGCGGGCGCCGGCGACGAGGAGCGGGTCGTTGGGCGAGTCGAACCGGATGAGCTGCCGGTCGGTGGGGTACGCCGTCGACATGCCGCGGTGGCCGTCGAGCGTGACGTGCACGCGGCCGTCCTTCATGACGTCGACCGAGCGCGGGTCGAGCCGGATGACCTCGCTCGGGTAGCCCCGCCACTCGTACCCCGTGACGAACCACCAGGCGACGCCCTCGAAGAGCAGGTCCTCGGCGGTCTTCGTCCAGGTGACCGACCGCGGTACGTCGCGCTCGGGCTGGCGGAACAGCTGCCAGTCGACGCGCTGCTGGCCGGGCCCGACGAGCGTGAGCGGGAGGGTGCCGAGGGGACCGGCGATGATGTCGCGGGCGCGCTTCACGGCGGGGACCTGGATCGCGGTACGGCGGTCGATGCGCTGCGCCGGGGCGACGGCGTCGACGTACGACGCGAGCCCGAACACCGACGGCGGGACCGCCTCGGCGTCGACTGCGAACGCGGCGGACTCCTCGCGCTGGTCGAGCACGGTCGTTGCCGCCTCGGCCAGCGCGAGGGTCCTGGGACGCCACCATGCACCTCGAGCCACGAGCGCAACCACACAGCCCGCACGGCGCCCGCGGTGGGCCGTTGACCCGACGGGTCAAGGCCGTTGCCGCAGCCGGTCAACAGCGTTGCCCCGCTGGGTCAATCCCCCCGCACGCTCGACGGCACGAGCACGCGCTGCCGGCCTGGCCCGGGACGCCGCGCCGCGCCCAGGGCCCACGCCGCGGCCTTCACCGCGTCGACCCGCCCCTTCGACGTCAGGCGCCCACCGTCGGGGCCGCGGAGGATCCGCACCGCGACGAGCTGCTCGGTGAGGTGCTCCCCGCCGTCGTGGCCCACGCCGTCGGCGGCGAGCCGGCCGAGCTCCGTCGCCGCGGCGGCTGAGCGGCCCTGCCCCGGGCGCGCGCGGATCCCGTGCAGCGCGGGATCGCTGACCAGCGACGCGCCCACGATGACGGGCCGGGCGAACCCCGTGGCCCGGACCGCGGCCGCCGCGTCCGCGAGGTCGAGGTGGTCGGTCACGCTCACCACGCCCTCACGCCACGCACGGGCCACCGACACGCCGTCAGCGAACCACGCCTCGACGGCGACGGCGTCGGGCACCCTGTCGGGCACCTCGGCCACCAGCTCGGCCCACGCCTCCGGCGCGACCACGGCATCGCCCGGGATCGGCGCGCGCTCGTTGAGCCGCCACACGTTGAGGTACTGCGCGATGAAGCCCTGCATCGGGTCCGGGTCGTCGAACTCTTCGTCCTGCTCGCCGCGCTGCGCCTTGCGGTACTTCCGCCGCAGGTACCGCTCCCGCTCCGGCGTCCAGTGCGGCGACGCCGCCCGCCACGTCGCGGGGTCGCCGGGCTCGGCGTCCGGCGGCGCACCCCAGAACAGCAGGAGCACACGGTCGCCGCCCTCCCCCGCCAGGGCCCCGGAGATCCGACCGCGCATGAGCGACGTCGCGCGACGGTGCGCCGTGCTGACGAGCAGCAGCTGCGGCGACACCCGCTCGAGCAGCGACGGCTCGAGGTCGTCGTCCACGATCTCCGGCTTGCACGACCACGCCTCGTCGAGCACGCCCATGCAGGTGTCGAGGCCGGCCGTCTTGTCGACCGGCAGCACCACCCACCGGTGGCCGTCGACCCGGTCCTCGATCGCGTAGTTGTTGTTGTTCGTGTACACCGAGAGGTGGTCCTGCTGCGCGGCCCAAGTGCTCGCGTACCGCATCGGCTCCTTAGCCACGCGCAGGGTCGTCGCGCTGTGCACGATGAGCTGCGTCTCCCCGAACAGCGCCGGCGCGAAGTGCATCCGCCACAGCGCGAGCAGCCGCACGATCACGCTCTTCCCCGAACGGCGCGAGCAGCTGAGCACGACCTCCTCCCAGCACAGCGACCCGTCGTCGCGGTGCTCGAGGATCCGGCAGATCGCGAGCCCCTGCCACCACCGCACCCGCACGCCCTGCGTCTCGGCCGCCCACGCGACGAGCGCCGGCCCGTACGACCCCACCGCCTCCTCGTGCGGCGGCGTCATCGCCAGCGGCGGCGACGCGCTGGCCGGCACCACGGCGTACTCCGAGAGCCACGGGGTCGCCGCGTGGTCGACGTTGGCCCACGCGAGCTCAGGACGGATCGCCATGGGCGCCGCGGGGCGCCGCGGGGCGCCGGGGAGAGAGACAGGAAGGGGCGGCGACTTCCGCGGGGGGCCCTGGTGGGGAAGAGGGGCCCCGTGGTCGGCGAGCACGGCGGCTCGGCCGCGCTCTTCGGCTCGGGCGATGACGGTTGCCTGTCCGCTGGCGTCGGAGCAGGTGCGGCACTCGACCTGCCAGTTGCTGGGCTCCCAGGTGAGGTCGGGGCGGGCGGAGCGGTCGATGATGTGGCCGACGCGGAGGTCGCGGAACGTGGTGACGGTGCGGCCGCAGCCGCGGGCGCAGGGTGCGGGTAGGCGGCGCTCCATGTAGTGGCGGGCCTCGGTGACGCGTCGGCCGGACCAGGGGCTGGTCACTGCTCTCCTCGGTGGGTGGCGGGGCAGGGTGCGTAGGGCACGCCGCGTGCGAGCACGAGGCAGCGGGCTGAGCTGCAGTGGTGCAGCCAGCCATCGCGGACAGCGGCGCGGATGGCGCGGCTGAGGACGCTGGGTGAGGTGAAGCCGGTGGGGTCGACGGCGCGCAGGAGCTCGCCTGTGGTGAGCGGGGTGTGGCCGTGCTCGTTGGCGTGGTGCTCGGCGTACGCGACGACGCGGAGCGCGACCGTGAGGCGTGGGTCGGTGATGCGCTCGGGCCAGGGCGTGGGGGTGGTGGTCACGGCGTTGGCGACTCCTCCGGTGCGTCCTGGCCGTAGAAGCGCGTGCTGGTGCCGTAGTAGGGCCAGGTGGCCACGCAGAGGTACGTCGTGCCGTCCGTGGGGTCGACGGCCTCCCCCTCGCGTTCGATGTGCTCCTTGATCGACGCGTGGCCGCAGCAGTTGCAGATGTGCAGGCCGTCGTGACCACGGGGCCGGTCGCAGCCGTGGGAGCCCCAGTAGACCTCGCAGTACTTCATCGCGGGCCCTCCCGCCACGTTCGTTCGTCGTCGGGTGTGGGTTGCCACTGGTCGTTGGCGAGGAGCTGGTCGAGCGTGGTGCTGACGAGCGTGAGCCACTCGTCGTGGTCGGCGTCCTGCCGTACGTCGATCTCGACGTACGGCTGGGTGTCCTCGACGAAGTTGGCCAGGTCGACGCACCCGCTGACGCCGCAGACGTCGGCGGGCTGTCGGCACCCGTGGTCGGTGCGGGTCTGGATGATGCGTGGCGTGAGGATCAAGGCGGCCCGGGCCATGACCCCGGCGCTCCATCGCCAGAGCGCCACGGTTTGGGCGTAGGAGCCGGTGGCGTCGCTGGCGGTGATGGTGATGGTGAAGTGGTCGAACGAGAGCTCGTAGTCGGGCTCGTCGAGGCGGAGGCTGAACGCGGGGCGTGGTCGGGCCATGGCTACTCCCTGACGATGGCGACGGTGGGCGCGATGCCGGCGGGGATGCCGCTCGTCTCCCAGGGCGCGGCTGAGGCGGCCTGCGCAGCGCCAGCGGAGCGGGCAGCCGGTGCCCGCCCCTTCCCCGACCTCCCCTCCCTAGCGGTCGGATCGGATCGGGTAGGGGCGGATCGGATCGGGTCTGCGTCACTGCCGCGCACCGTCGCGTCACCACTCACGTCACGTGTGCCGTCACCGCGTGCGTTGCGTGCCGCCGCCTGGCAGTAGTCGGGGCGGCACATGCTGTGGTCGCCCTGGCGGTGGCGTCGGCTCCGGTTGGACCGCTCCCGGCTCGCCGCGCGGATGCTCTCGACCTCGTCGGCGTCGAGGATGAAGTCGCGCCAGTTCACGAAGAGCAGGCGGTCGCCCTGGTCCTCGACCTCGCCGGCCTGGACGAGCTGAGCCACGGCCTCGTCGACGTCGTCCACGGCCCAGAGCTTGCGGAGCTGGCGGCGCGGGACCACGCCATTGCTGGTCTGCCGGGCGGAGTGCGCGAGGGCGGTGAGCATGAGCATGAGGGTGTCGGCGTCGACATCCTCGATGCGGTCACTGTCGAGCCAGTCCGCGGGCAGCTTGACGGACGGCCCGCTCACCGGTCGCCGGCCGCGGGGGCGAGGTCGTCGCCGACGGCGTCCTCGAAGCGGTCGGCCAGCCACGCCTCGACGTCCGAGGTGCGGTAGACGACGCGCTTCCCGAGTCGGGCGCTGCGGGGGCCGGTGCCCTTGTGGCGCCAGAACCGGAGGGTGCCCTCGGAGGTGCGCAGCTTGTCGGCGACCTCTTGGGTCGTGAGAAGTGGATCGTCCATGGCGCTGCTCTCCTTGCAGTTCGCTGAGGTTCTCGCAGCAGTAAACGCCAGAACGTCGTGACATGCAACAGAAAGCGCAGTACGCTGCGACCATGTCAGCGGAACCAACGCCAACCAGCGCCGAGGCGTCGTTTGTGCGCACCATGCTCGAGCGTCGCCAGGGCATGGGGTGGTCACAGACCCGGCTCGCGACCGAGCTCGCTGACCAGACCGGCCTGGACCTCGACCCCACGACGATCACGAGGATCGAGCAGGGACGCCGGCGCCTCCGCCTCGACGAGTCCGCCGCCATCGCGCGGGTCCTCGACTTCGACCTGTCGAGCGCACTCGTGCCCCACCCGGGCGGCCTCGACGAGATGATCGAGCGGGCCACGGACGCGTGGCTCGACGCGCGCGACGCGCGGGAGCTGTGGCAGGTCGAGGAGGTCACGCTCCGGCGCCGGCTCGACGACCTGATCGCCCTCCGTGAGGAGCGCCGCCGGGACGGGGGTGACCATGGCCTCGATCAAGCGGAGGCCTGACGGCCGCTGGCGCGCTCGGTACCGCGACGAGGCGGGCAAGGAGCACGCCCGGCACTTCGACCGGAAGGTCGACGGCCAGCGGTGGCTCGACGAGGTCACCACGTCGATGCTCACGGGCCGCTACGTCGACCCCCGCGCCGGGAAGATCACGTTCCGGGCATACGCGACCGCGTGGCAGGCTCAGCAGGTCCACCGCCCCAACACCCGACTGGCCGTCGACAGCGCGCTGCGGGTGCACGCGTTCCCCACGTTCGGCGACCGGCCGATCGCCTCGGTGCGGCCGTCGGAGATCCAGGCGTGGGTGCAGCTCCTCGGCACCAAGCTTGCGCCCTCGACCGTGCGCGTGACCTATCAGCACCTCCGCTCGGTGTTCCGCGCCGCCGAGCTCGACCGGGTGATTGGGCGGACGCCCTGCGAGCGGATCAAGCTTCCCCACGTCCCGCGCGAGCAGGTGCAGCCGCTGAGCACCGACCTCGTGCTGGGGATCGGCGAGCGGATGCCGCGCCGCTGGGCGGCGATGGTGACCCTGATGGCCGGCACCGGCCTGCGGCCCGGCGAGGCCGCGGGCGTGACCCTGGACCGCACCGACTTCCTCCGGCGCCAGCTCGTCGTCGATCGCCAACTGCTCCTCACGCGCCCCCACACGTTCGGCGAGCCGAAGACCCGCAGCTCGGTGCGGACGGTGCCCATGCCCCAGGTCGTCGTCGACGCGCTGGCCGCGCACATCGCGGCGTACCCGCCGGGCGAGCACGGGCTGCTCTTCACGAACACCCGGGGCGGGATGCCGAACCGCGACGACATGGCCCGGGCGTTCCGCGCGGCCGCGCTCGAGGCGGGCGCACCGGATGGCACCCGGCTCCACGACCTCCGGCACTACTACGCGTCGCTGCTGATCCGGCACGGCGAGAGCGTGAAGGTCGTCCAGGCGCGGCTCGGGCACGCCTCGGCGACGGAGACGCTCGACACCTACTCGCACCTCTGGCCGGACGCCGAGGACCTGACGCGGTCCGCGGTCGATGACGTCCTGGGTGCTGCGGTTGCGGACTCCTCGCGGACCGAGGAGGCCACGTGA